GAACCAACGGTACCAATGGAACAGCAGCAACAGTAACTGTAGGTACAACTACAACAGGTGCTACAGCAGCAGTTACTAACAGTGGAACAACAAGTGCTGCAGTGCTTAATTTTGTACTACCTACAAGTGGTGGTTCTACATCAAGTAGCCCTATTACAAATTTCTTTGAGTACTTTAATGATTTCCAGAGTAGTAGTGTTACTTCCCCATTGTTAGGAAGCGTAAGTGGTTCAAGTAATCTTAACTTTAATACAAACAACACTAACTCAATATCAAATATGAGGCACCAGTGCACAAATATAGGTAGATGTGGTGTACAGGAAATCACCAATCAGTCAAACAATGAAGTAGTCAAAACATTCCAAACAAGAATTAGAATAAATCAATTATCATTACCAGCAGACAACTTTGTGGTTCAAGCGGGTTTTAGATTCAATTGGTTAAGTGCAACATATTATGACAAAGGGTTTGCAGGATTTATTTATGATGCCCAATTAACAAATGCTTATCCTGCAGGTTCTGGAATGGTTGCTTCACCAAACTGGAGAATTGCAACTATAGTAGATTCTCTAACTGGAGTAGGCATGACTTCAATAGATACAGGTATTGCTGTTGATTTGAATTACCACATTCTAAAAGTTGTTTGGACACCCACAACATCAGTTGGGGGTAACATCAAGTATTATTTTGATGGAGTATTGATTCATACAGAAAACTACTCAAATTCTGCTGGAAATTTTAATGCTGGGACAATAGTTCACAAGAATGCAGGTACAAATATAGTTAGCGTTGATAATGATTACTTCTATATTAAATACGATTACCCATTTAATAGACTTTAAAATATAAAGGTTTTAACCTTAGTAATAAACATGCTGTATAATTAGAATGTACGCATGACATATGCGTCACCTCCCCAGTAGGGGTTTGAGGAACCGTTGCCAAGCCTTTACTCGCCTCTACTGGGTCTTAGAATTTAGGATGAAGTCAGAGGACCCGTAATGACACGAAAGACTCTGACTCCATCTGATAGAAATATATAAGTTACTCACCAGTAACATAAGGTATAAAAAAGTGTGGCGTAGGTCACAAAAGTCTGCTATACTGTATACATAGGCACAAATAGGCAACGGATAGGCATCAACAAGCCACACGAAATCCACACAAGCCACACATAAGCCACAGAAGTACTTAATAGGCACCCTGATGACCACCCTGCTGGAAGTCAAGGGAAAAGAGTTTTCTTACAAGAGCGTTCTTCCTCAACCTATTGAGAATCAATTAAGAATCCACAAACCAATGTGGCATAAGCAATTTATGGAGTGTCAGCACGAGTCCATATTTGAGCAGGTCAATAGAAATATTGAGTGAACACTTAGTGCGAAGAGATATCTTCAACAAGAGATATACGAAGTTTAGGAATTAAGCCTCTTAAACACCTTATATAAATTATATATAAGTATATATATCTCTTCAGGACACGGCTTATGGCTCTTGCATACAACAAAACAAAAAAGAATATAAAACATAAAGGATATTTATGTTTACTAACAGAGAGGCAGCGCAATGAATGTAGGCAAATGGGAGTTTATTCCAGCAAACCAGATTATTTGGTTTAATGAAGAACGAGAAGATAGAAACTTAAGTACAGATGGAGATGATTTGTATGAGAGGTAGACCAGCAACAGGGAGAAATCCTAAAGGTGTTAATGGCAGTTACTATGTCATTGACCCTACAAATTATTCACGGTATCTAAAGAAATCTGATGACCAAAGATTATTGAATGCATATAACTATATATATGAACAAGCATTTGGTAAGCCAATGGGTTGGAAGGTTGCTAAGGATTTCTACGAGAGTAATATAAAGGGTGTATAATTTACTTATGAGTTTAAGTAGTTGGGATAATGATTATAGAAGTGGGCTTGTAGGTGAGAGCCTTACTGCTGACATTATTCAAACGGCAGAAGTAAAGACTGATTATCAATGGCAGAAGACAGGTAATTTCTACATTGAATATGAGTGCTGGTACAACAATGACAATAAATGGAAACCAAGTGGTATAGAAGTTACAGAGGCTAACTATTGGAGCCTTGTAATGCCTGTAGGAGCCTTGAAACCAGTTGTCCTTGATGTTCCAACCAGTCTGTTAAAGAAACTCTGCAAACAGTCTCCAAAGGCTGAAATGAATGATGGAGCAAATCCAAGTAAAGGTTATCTTGTGAAGGTTTCACAAATATTTGAGGCAATGCGAAATGCGGCAGCCTAAGATAGGTTTTCCAGATAGTCCAACATATTATCTTGAGAAATATAAACACTCAGTAAGACCAAGACCATGTGATAGATGTGGTCAAGCAGCCTATTACTGGCATCCTGATTGGTCATATGTCTGTGCACCACATTTGCTTGATTTGGTGTGTGTATGGGAAGCCAAGATTGATTGGAAAGAATATAAAGAAATAGATAGCAGGATGGAACGATTACTAAAGCGTTCTGCTTATTCAGGAACTCCCCTTGTAGAAGATTGGTCACAACCCCTTAGTTATCAGGTAGATGATGAAGAAGGGTGAGGAAGTACCTGCAGGAGCCAAGATTGTTTGGTACTGCACAGAGTGTGGATGTGGGTATGAGCAGTGTTGTCCAATGGGCAAGGAAATAGGGTGGGTACAAGATGGGCTATAGCAGCACGGTATATAAGAAGAACAGAAAGATATTACTAAGTACTAATCCCTCATGTATTACATGTGGCAATGTTGCAGATACGGCTAATCACATAGTCCCTATCTCAAAGGGAGGAGGGGATGGGTTAGACAACCTTGAGCCTATGTGTCATATGTGTAATAGCACATTACAAGATAGAGATATAGCAAGAGTAAGAATGCAATGGTTTAACCCTAAGTACAAATGACAAGTAATGAATTGATAATGATGTGTATGCAACTATGGATAATCATGTATCTATTGGGTAGGGACCTATTCTGATATATCCCGCATCCTCCAAACCTTATATCAAACCTTATAAATAGTGTTCCAGATATGCACAATATGTGGATATAAAGGTTTGAAAGGTTTGATGGTTTTTTATATGTCTACAGGAAACCCCGCATCCTCCAAACCATTAAACAAACCTTATAAATAGTGTTCCAAATATGCACAATATGTGGATATAAAGGTTTGAAAGGTTTGATGGTTTTTTATATGTCTACAGGAAACCCCGCATCCTTTGTTGAAATACAACCAAACTATAATTAGTGAATCAGGAGGCAGAATGAGAACAGGATTAACGCAGGGACCAAGGGCACATAGACTTATTAAGTCTGATTTTGAACCATTGGTATTAGATTTAACATTAGAGAATGCAGTTATTGCATCCATCAGAAGTGCCACATGGTTAGAAGATGCAGACTTAGGAGCAGCACAACAGGCTGTTCTATTGGCTCAAACCATGGACCAAATGCCTGATAGAAGGCATCAATTAGCACCCATTCTTATTGGGTTATTAAGCAATTTAGGCTTAATGAACAATAGACGACAGGATTTGAGCATAACTCCTCAAGAAATGCTTGCACAGATTGCAAATGGGTCTTAATGGAATGGCTACCTACTCACTACACCTCTTCCCTTGATGAAAACCTCATTACAGATGGGGACAAGTTAATAAATGTAGTAGAAGCAATATGGAAGTTACCTGAAAAGCACAATGCAGGTCTGGTTTTAACAGATTGGCAGAAGTGGCTAATACGCAGGGTATTGGAAAGATATCCAGATGACCATGAAGACCCAGAATTAGCAGGAAGACTAAGGTACAAGCAGGTTTGTATCTCAATGCCAAGAAAGAATGGTAAATCTTTAATAGGTGCCTTGTTTGCACTCTATGGAATGCTCCTACATGAACCAGCACCTGAAGTTATATCAGTAGCAGCCTCTGCAGACCAAGCAAAGATTGTTTATAGACGATTACTCCACCAAACACAGACCTCAGACATATTAAAGTCTCTCTTCTCTCGTTCTACAGAACATAGAGGACTCTGGACTTCAGACGGTACAGGTGTATATAAAGTTATTGCTGCTAAGGCAGGAACAGCACAGGGACTCCATCCATCCCTTGTTGTATTTGATGAGTTACATGTGGCTAATGAAGATGTATGGACTGCTATGGCTCTTGGCTCTGCCACAAGACCTGACGGTATAACAATTGGTATTACTACAGCAGGAGATGACACCTCTGAACTATTAAAGAAACTATATGAGCGTGGTGCTAAGTCAGTAGATGAAGATAAGAACTTTGAGAGGTTTGGATTCTTCTGTTGGGAGGCTCCACAGGGCTGTGATGTGTTTGATGAGGCAGAAGTAAGAAGGGCTAACCCAAACCTTGCATCTGGTCTACTTTCATGGGCATCTGTAAAGAATGAATTAGCAACAATGCCAGAGGCAGATGCTCGTAGATATCGCCTAAACCAGTTTGTTTCCAGCATGAATGCTTGGCTCCCAGTAGGTACTTGGCAGCAGTTACCTTATGGAACTTGTTCAAGAGTTCAGGTATTTGCAGTAGATAGAACTCCAGGGTGGGACCATGCATCAATAGTTGCAGCCACTTTAGAAGATGGAGACATTGTTTCTACTGAATTAGTTGCATCATTTAATAACACCAATATTGATGAATTAGTCAGGGCATGTGTTGGATTATCTAAGTTTGGTGCTCCATTTATTGTTGATTCATATATTTCTGCAGACCTTGCACAAGCATTACAACAGCGTGGAATTAGAGTGCATAAGGCTACACATAAGGACTTAATCAATGGGTCAAACAACGCATATCGTAGAATTATGAGAAAGACACTTACGCATCCTCAAGATGAAATTGTTTCAAAGCAAATGCAGAGAGCAGTACGTAAGAATGTTGGAGAATCTTGGAAAATAACAAGAAAAGATTCAGCCACTGATATTGATGCAGCAATAGCAACCGTCTTAGCAGTTTGGTTTGTGGATACACAGACCGCACCAACACAGATGGTTTTTTAAGGAGTCACATGGGATTATTCAAGAGATTAATAGGGCAGGAAGT